CTACACCTTGTTGGTTTTAGGGGTCAAGACTTGGTTGTAGCCTGGGCTATCGCCAAGAAGGAATCTAATGGTCGCCCACTTGCATTTAATGGCAACCATAAGACTGGAGACTCTTCTTATGGGGTCTTTCAAATTAATATGATTGATAACTTGGGTCCAGACCGTAGAACTAGGTTTGATTTGGACTCTAATGCTGAACTATTCAATCCCGTAAAAAATGCAGAAATTGCATACTATATGTCACAAGGTGGTGACGACTGGTCTTCTTGGAAAGGCATTACTCCAAGAACTAAAGAGTGGATGAAGAAATTTCCACGTAACTAATTTATAACAATTTGTCTCAGTTCTTGATGGTTATACATCCAATGCGGTGTGTTTCCATCAAAGAACTGGACATCAACTTCTTCAAACTTATCATTTCTTCCATATATAGATTGACGATCCATTACTGGACTGTAGATTTTTGCCGTTGGGGATAGAAAACAAGCCCACCAACTAAAACTACTGTTTGCACGAAAAACAGTTCTAGCAAAATAAATCTTTAAAAAATCTTCAAGCCAATCAAATATTTTATCTTCTTTATAAGTTGATCCTACTGGATAAGACCAGCCAAACCTTTCTGATTTTGGTCTATCCTTATGCCATTTATTTATATAATCATCAGACACCCAAATTATTTTTTCTGGATCAAATCCTCTTTGTTTAAAAGCATTTAAATACGAATTCATAGAAATTACCGAATAGCCTTGAACATTATTCTTATTAAAATCTGGATTAGAGATATCGTCTCTTCTCAAATGAGCCAAATCATATGTTCCTTGAAGCGCTGACCAATATTTATAAGATTCAGTATTTTTTACTTCATCAGAAAACTCAAACACATCTAGCAAATGATTTTTTAACATTGGATAATAAATATCGTTTCCATAAGCACAAACGCTATCAAAATATACTGGATAATCATACTTTAAATAATTTTCTGGGCTTTGCTCTGGATTAATTAATTTAATATTTTTAAAAGAATTATCTAGTACATTTTTAATTCTGTCTGGATTATTTGCACCAGGAAAACTCTGATTAAGTTCAAACCTAACATTATCGTTTTCCAATACTCTGTGGTGTTGATTTTTAAATAGTCTGGTTCCTTCCCAATCAGACGGCAACAAAAACTCAGTTCCAGTTACCCTAGAATATGTTGCTCCGTAGGCATATTGATGCATTCTGTTGCCAAACCTGCCATGCCAATGGGATAGGAGGATAAAACTCATGAACTAATTATATCTTAGTCTTTATCCAATTATATGTTTTTGTAATACCATCTTTTAATGATATAGAATAGTCCCATTGAAGTTTTTCTCTGACTAGATCGTTATTTGAGTTTCTGCCACGAACACCAGTTGGACCATCTACATGCTTTTTACTTAAAGTCTTGCTCTCAACTGATGAGGCAATGTCAACAAGATCATTTATAGTTACCATTTCTTCGGATCCAATATTGACTGGACCAGTAAAATCAGACTTCATTAGTCTTCTTGTTGCCTCTATGCATTCGTCTATATACAGAAATGAACGAGTTTGCTCTCCATCCCCCCAAATTTCTATAGAGTCTGTTCCAATAATAACTTTTCTACAAATTGCTGCAGGAGCCTTTTCTCTACCGCCGTTCCATGTTCCTTCTGGGCCATAGATATTATGATATCTTGCAACTGCAACTGGAATATTGTAGTTTTTGTTAAATGCTAAGAACAGTCTCTCGCTAAATAATTTTTCCCATCCGTACTCGCTGTCAGGATTTGCTGGGTATGCATCTGATTCTTTAAGTCCAGGATTATCTGTAGACTCTTGAATATGGGAGGGATACATGCATGCAGAACTACTGTAAAAAATTTTTGTTTTGTTTACATTATTTTTTTGATTTAATCTTAGTTGTGCTCTTAATAAGTTAAGATTAATCAATGCAGAATTTTCCATTATGTTTGCATCATTTTCACCTGTAAAAATATATCCTGCTCCGCCCATATCTGCAGCAAACTGATATATCTCATCAAAAGTATCTATAAACTTTGGTGCCAAGTCTACATAAAAATTTCCCTGATATCCTTTAAATTGAATTACTTTTTCCATATTAGAATATTCAGAAAGATCTCTAATTATAAACTCATCTGCTTTTGTTTCAGAAAATTCTGGATTTTTTATATCAACTCCACGAACCCAGTATCCTTCCGACTTAAGTCTTTTGACCATGTGGGATCCTATAAACCCCCCTGCACCAAAAACTAAAGCAGTCTTCATTATCTTAGCCAACTCACAACAGAATACCTTGTTCCTTCTTGTACTGGAAGAACGGAGTGATTATATACATAAGTTGATGGGAAAATAACCATTTGGTTTGCCTTTGGTTTTAGAGTAACATTAAATCTTGGGAAAAACAGTTCTCCTCCAGAGTAATTGTCATTTATGTAATAAAGGGTAGATATTCTTCTATGATATTCTGGATGATCGTCTATATGATTAACAAATTTTTGACCAACTCCGTATTTTAAAATACCATAAACATCATGCCATGTTGTAAATATTCCATAATTGTTTTTATAATCATTTTCTAATGGACCAAAACTTTCTAAAAAAATATTAGACAAACTATTTTGAAATGCATCTATTAGATTTGTATGATCATTTACTATGGTATCAGAATAACGAATTCCAATCTTCATTGTATCTCTTTTGGTTTGATCTGTTTGTTCCACATCACCATTTTCTTTTCTTCCAGAATAAACACCTGCCAAACTCCATTGAATATTTGCAGACTTCATTCCTTCCTCTATATCATCAACTAGCGTTTCTGAGTCTTTTATAACATTATCATAAATCATAATTCCTGGAGCAATTTCATTTTTTATCATATTACCACTTTCCTAATGGACAGGTTGCTGCCTGTAATTTAGTCTTAACAGCCATAAAGCAGCCACACTTTTTGCACTGTTTTGTTAATTTGATCAATTCTGGACATGACTGACAAATAGAGTATCTATTTACGGCTATTTCAGAAGAGGCCCACTCAGTTGTTGGATTAACCAAATCCCAAGGTCTGGTTTCTCCTAAATTTTCTTTATATTTTTGCCAGGCAGATTTTTCATTCATGAAAAAATCACCCTTCTATAAAATTAGTTCCATCCCATTTCCAACCTAAATTAACATTCAGATCAGACGGAATTTCAATAAATGTTGGTTGAGAACTAAGTCCAGCGATTATTCTTTCTCCTGCTTCGCCATCTTCTCCTTGATACTCGCTATCAATTACAAATATTGTAAAAATATCTCCATCAACAATTCCTGCAAACTTTTTAATTGACATAACTACCTCCCTTTAAATAAAGTATACCATAATCAAAGCAAATTAGTAAGCGCAACTAGATCCAGTCCAGAATCCACCACTATTTACACAGGATGTACAGTTACTGCATGCCACCGATGTTGCTGTATATTCTGGGCAGGCAGCACATTGATTTGCTGGTGTCGGAGTTGGGCTAGGTGTAGGCGTTGGAGTTGGGGTAGGCGTTGGCGTTGGGGTTGGAGTTGGAGTTGGGGTAGGAGTTGGAGTTGGGGTAGGAGTAGGTGTTGGGGTTGGTGATGGCGTTGGTGTAAAAGTTGGGAAGAACGGGAAGGACGGTGGGAAGAACGGGAAGGACGGGAAGAATGGTGGTGCAGGTGTAGGTGTCGGAGTTGTCCATGGTGTTGTCGAGCATTCTCCAAATGTTGTTGAATAATAATATCCGCAAGCCTGGCATTGAGACTGGTTATAGGCCCATGCATTGTCTGGGCTACATGTTGGTGTCGGAGTCGGTGTCGGAGTTGGTGTCGGAGTTGGTGTTGGTGTTGGTGTTGGTGTTGGTGTTGGTGTTGGGGTACAAGGAACACTCTGGAAGTATTCTCCACAACTTCCATTTGCATAAACACCAATTCTACTTCCATTAGAACATGGAGAATCCCAAGCAATAAATGTTCCAGAAGGTGGGCACGTTGAAGTTGGAGTAGGTGTTGGAGTTGGTGTAGGGGTAGGTGTAGGGGTAGGTGTTGGAGTTGGTGTTGTCCATGGTATTGTTGAACATTCACCAAATGTTGTTGAGTAGTAATATCCGCAAGCCTGGCATTGAGACTGGTTATATAAATATGCATTGTCTGGTACGCAACTAGAGGTTGGTGTTGGGGTAGGTGTTGGGGTAGGTGTTGAGCATCCAAGGCCTATATAAAACTTAATAGAACTTGTTGATCCATCAGAACACTTATACCATGCTTCTTGATAATTACTACATCCTGAGCAAGATCCATCTGGACAGGATCCACTATAAACTCCACCTAGAGTTTGTCCATATTGAGATCCACAGGAAACTGTTGTAGTTGGAGTAGGAGTTGTTGGGGTTGGTGTTGGTGTTGGAGTTGTCGGTGTTGGAGTTGGGGTAGATCCACAATTTGCTGCCGATACTGAAGGCGTGTTTGAATTTCCTGGAGCACAGTTCCAACCACTTCCAACCTCACCTAAAGCGGTGTGGTACTGTAGTGCTTGTGAGCAAGTTCTTGTGTCGTCAAAATTAGGTCCCATAACTGTTCCTGGATCATATCCTGCTCCAACATTAGCACAATATGTATACCAAACTCCAGAAGTTCCTGGAGTAACACATGGAGTTGTTCCAGCACCGC